AGCGGGATCAAGAGAACCCGCCCGAAGTAGAGGCTCACATTCAGAGGCAGGAGAACGAAGTTGACTAACGTAATAAGCCTGACAGAAAAACAGATTGAAGCCGCAACCGTTCATTGGCTTCACAACCAGATGAACATGTACGAGTACGTATCGGAGGAATGCGATGGGCGCCCACTCCCCGATGTTTATTGGGCGATGAAGACTTTGCTCGATCACCTTCGGGGCGACGAAGAGCCAATATGGGTATATGAGGAGGAGGATGAAGTTGATTAATCCGACCATCGTCTTGACCGGCGATCAAGAGCAGAAGGTGGCTCGGCATTGGCTGTGCCACTTGGTTAGCTTTGCAGATTATGTGTCTGAGCAAGGGGACGGGGCCGCACTTGAGAACGATGTGTATTACGGGGCCAAGAGCTTGATCCGATACCTAGATGATCTTGATGAGATTGCGAAAGACTTGAGGGGAGAAAATGATTGATTTCTGGGAAGCTGTGCTTGATGGGCTGCTTGTCGGGATTCTGTTCTGGATTCTCTATGCGCTGGTGGCTTCGGTAGCCTTTACTCCGGTGAACGTGGTGCTGTGTCTGGTGATAGGTATAGCCCTGACAACCATCTCGAAGGTGTTTAACAATGAGTGAGTACGAGTTAGAGATTGGCCCCGATGACTGCGAGATTTTGCACAACGCGGTTCAGGCGGTGTATCGTGACGGGGCGCTTATAGGGCATCTCGTAACAACCTTTTGTGAACACGAGGTCGTGCCCACGGTCTTTACCACGGTCTTTATTCCTCGGGGGGTTCTTCGTGATTAGGGCAATCTTGCTCCTGCTCCTTGCCTTTCCAGTCAGGGCGGAGTATTACGAGATCTGGTGCAAGCGTGGACACGCTAATAAGGTGTACGTGCATGTTAAGGAATACGCCCAAGGATGGGATTACTGCGGTTGTTCGGGCAGGAATGCTCACAAGAGGGAGTGCAAGCCGAAGCACAGAGATGCACTGGCAAGACAGAACCAGATAGACCGCCAAGAGGAGGTTGACAGAATGGTGGATATGCTTCTGGGCAAGCCTCCCCGCTCAAAAGAGAGAGGAGGCTATGCAGAAGATTATTGAGAGGGAGATGGATTAATCCCTTTCTCCGATCAGCATTCCGGTGGTCACGCCCCTCCTAGCCAAAACCTCTGCTGTTCTAGCGGCGTTCTTGGCAGACTCTCGCGCCATAGCCTCCTGAGCAGCCTTCTGCCAGCCAGCCTGACCCGCAAGCGCTCTCTGTACTCCAGGCCTGGCCGAAAGCCTAGCAGTGCCAAGCAGCCCCGCACCAATCGCAGCTCCGGCTGGACCCATAGTCCCCGCCAAGCTAAGCAGTGCGCCTGTAGCTGCGAACATGTAGAACCAACCAGGATGGGGCGACGACTTGATGTCATTCAGCCCCTTGAGCTGAGACTCTCGCCTCGCGATTTCAGCTTGCATGTCGGATATTTGCTTGTTTATGCCTCCAAGTCTCTCTGGGCCGTAAGGGTCGTTTCGAAGGTTCTTTTCCGCTGCGGCTCGCCTCTTCTCCAGAACAGCCTTTTTCCTGCTAAGGATCTTGGCCTGACTAGCAATTTCTGCCTGGATCTTTAGGGCTTTCTTTCTTGCCGCCTCTGCACCCTTTCGGGCGGCTCTCCTCTCCATTGCCCCCAGGCGAAGCTGCAGCTTTCTGGCACCCTCGTTAAGAGGCCCAGACCCGACAAGCAAATCCTTCTTGGTGTTCGCCTTTATGCTTCGCATCCAGTCGTCTTCCGTGAAGTTGCCCATCTTCTTTCCGTCGGCCATGCTATCCAATGCGGCTCGTTTCAGGACGGTATTTACCCTCCAGGCGGCCTTGTCTGCATCCCACTGACGAATAGAGCTTTTCGGCATCTGCGCCCTAATCTTTCGGTCCAGCACTTCCTGGGCGATCAGCATTCCCCTGAATAGTTCGGGGTTGTCTGAGACAGCACCTGTTTTTGTTCCGAGAACAGATCGGAAGCTGGACACGTCTTCGCCCCGAAACAGGGTGGTTGGTGTCGATCCGGTCAGCAGCTTGTCGTCAAACGTCTTCATCACCGTGTTGATGATTTCCTCCGAGTTTGTGACGCTGGCATTCTTAAATTCCCGTCTCATGGCTGTTTCGAGGTCCAGCTTGGACAGCCTAAACTTCTTGCCGTCCATAGACCTGAATCCGATTGCGCTCCACAGATCGCCCATTGCAGCCATTTTGTCCTGCATGAGATCCATCGCAAGAATCTTCTGAATATCCTTGGGGGACGCTTGTGGCGGCATGGCTTCGAGGATTGCCTGCTGCCTGAACACAAATCTCTCTGAGTCTATCTGCTGCTGGACTCTTTTTGAGGCTTCCGCCAGTATCTTCTTGGACTCCTTTCCGCCCTCTTCCAGAGCGGCCAAGCGCCTTGTGAAGTCCTCTGCAGGAATGTTTTTGATCTGTTCGTCAGCGGTCTTATTGAGAGCTTTTAGAGACTCGTCAAAGTTGTTCTGAATCCTTTTTGCCGAGATCTCCAGCCCCTCTTTTATGGCTTTGTTCTGCTCCAGCGTTTCTTGCAGCCCGTCAAGAACCACCTTTTCTTGGCTCTGGATTATGCCCTTAGAGCCGAACCCTGGAGCCACAATATCCCTGAGAAAAGTCCTTAAGGTGGACTGATAGAGGTCGGTTGGGTCGTAGTCTGCCAGAGTTATCGGCATGAAGTTTCCAGACTCGTCAACAAGCTCCTCAAACTTTGGCCGAGTGAGCCTGTTAAACCCCGCCCCGAGAGCGCCAAACGCACCCTTAGCAATTCCAGCACCAACGGCTCCGGTACTCGCACCTTCCTGAAGCCCTTGTTGCCAATCGTCTGACATACCGGCCTCGTAAACTGCGCCTTCCACCGCGCCACGGCCAACAGCCGCGCCGGTTCTTGCGACAGTACCGCCGATTCCTGCGATTTGGTTTAATCTTGCTGTCAGCGCGGCAGGACCGCTTACAAAATTCAATGGAGAAGTGAGAGCGCCACCGACTTCCGCAGCAAGCGCAACGCCCGAGTGATCTTCTTTCAAGTCAGCCTGACGCTTGTCGTAGGCTTCTTTCATCTTAAACATTACGTCGCCTGCATCCTCATCGGTGAACAGGGACACGGTTCCAGCGGCCAACGCTAGACCAATCTCATCGGCCCACCCAAAGCTAGCAGATTCGCCCCAAAGCTGAACAGCGGCAAGAGCGTCATCGCTGGAGAAGGTGTTTTCGTCCATCTTGATCTCTGCGGGAGTTTGAGACGCCATTTTCCTAGCCTTCTCTGCCTCTTTCTTCAGTTCCTCTACAGAAAAACCTGGAGGGGCTTCGGCGCTTTTGGCTGGAGCATCAATCCCCGCCGCAACTGCCGCCCAATCGTACTCATCGCTCACTTAGAAATACTCCCTAACAAAATCAGCATATCCTGCTTCCCTTCTGAAATAACCCGCTTGTGCCGCCTTGTTGACCACGGCATCGACAGCCTCTGCACCGTAAACCTCTGCAGCGTAAGCCTCTCTCATGTTTTGAATGCCTGCAGCTATAGCTTTGGGGTCTGTTGTTCCAGAGGTCAGCATTTCAAGGCGTTCTTCAATCTTGTTGACCAAGACTCCATCTTGTCCTCGCAGGTTCTCAACTGTTCTTTTTGCCGCAAGGTACTGGTCGAACTTTGCTTCATCGGAGCTTCCGAGGGAGTTTGTCTTCCGTCTGATTGCGTTTCTCGCTTTAAGGTAACGCTCCTCCGCCAAGGCAATTTTCCTCAAGCCCCTGAGATATGATTCTGCATCCTTGTTCGATATGTTGTTGAGGTCTACAGACCCCTCCAAGACCATCGCAATGTCCTTGTCCGACGCTGGACCCTTTGGCAGCATGGAGATAGCTTCAGAGTTCCTCAGTTGGGTCAGTTTGGTCCGAAGAACTTCTTTGTCGCCTCCCGCACCGAAAAAGTCTGAAACACCCTTAAAGATGCTCCCGAAAGCACCCTTATCTACGAAAGACCGATTTGCGACCTCCGCCTCTAATGTTGCCAGCGTATTCGCCCTTGCAGATGCCTCCCTTGCCAGATTGGTGTCGGCAAGAATCTCCTCTTGGACCTTTGTTCGAAGCTCCATTCCGCCTAGGGGCGTTGTGGTAATACTTCTGTCCTCCCAGACCGTAACGAGTGTCGGCACCCCGTTAATGTCCTCGACAGAGTTTCTCTTTATCTCAAGCCCGCCTCCAGCGGCCTTCAATAGTCCGTCTACAGGCTTTCCTTCCCTGTAAGCCTTCATGAACTCCTGCACAGATTCGGAGGTGAAGTTCTCGGAAAGGTCTGCCTGATCGCTTATGCTTACCCCAACACTATCCCCGAGGTCCAGCGCCTGCTTGCTAAACGCTTCCGCAGATTCAGGGTTGTCGTTCATAACCCTTAGGAGATTTTCCGCCTTTGTGCGCTGAGCCTTTGTAGCCAGTTCCGAGTCCTTGACCTGCTCCAGCGTTAACTTTGCGAAATCCACGCCCACAAGCCTTGCCTTTTCCCTTCTCTCGCGGTCTTCCTGCTCTTGTTTGAACTTTGTCTGCTGCTGCCCAAAGAGTTTGTCCTGCTGTCCCTCTAAAACGCCCTGTCGTTCCAGAGCTTTTGCCTTGAGCCGAACCTCTTGGGCCTGCGCCGTCTTTCCGTCACGCTCAAGTTGGGATGCGAGGATTCGCATTCTTTCGGGCTGAGTCGTGGCCGTGGCGAGTTCTGCCGCATCAGCATCACGCTTCTTCTTTTCCTGATACTGATTAGGCACGTTACCAATGGCCGTACCCAGATCGAACAGGCTTTGGGTCATTGCTGGACGCCCGAGGTTGCTCAGGAATCCTTGTGAAAATCTAGCCATGATAACTCCTTACTTTTTAAACAATCCGCCGAGCGATGCCCCGGCAATGTTCGCGCCCAGACCACCCAGAATGCTGGCCTGACCCAATCCAGACTGAAGCAGGGCTTCGAGTCCAGCAGCGTAGGTTTCTCCATACGCCTGAGATTGATCCAAGAGGTTCAGTCTTGCCTGCTCCTGTGCAGTTATTCCAGGCTGCAGCGCGGAGATCATCTGTGCCTGCGGAACATAACCCGCTGCCAGCATACCAGTGCCGAGTCGAGCTTGACGGTCTTGCTCTTGTCCGGCGAACTCCATAGCGTTCAGTATGGCTGCGTTCCTGGCTTCCTCCTGCGCCTTAGCAAGAGCCAGTTGTTCAGGCGTGCCGCCAAACATGGAGGTTCTGACACCACTTCGACCCTGATTGAACAGTCTCTGTTCTAATGCGAGGCGTTGACGCTCTTCCTCTGGAGACATGACCGCTCGCATTCGGTTATACACCTCTTGCTCTCGTTGTGCAGTAGGCATTGCTGCTTGGTCAAAGAACATGCTCGCTTGTTGGAGCGCCTTGTTGTACATGGCCTGTTCTTGCGGAGACATTTGGAGCTGAGACACCCCATCCTGGTTGACAGAGAAACGTCCCCCAGTACCCGTAGTCACCGTGTATGGCCGGAACTCCATCCTGCTGGTGAGTCGGTCAGCAAGACCTCCTGGCCCAGCAAACTCTCCGTATGCCCGTTCTCCAATTTCTTCAAGCCGGTCATAGCCTTCCTTTGCAAGAAGACCGCCAGCTCCAGCGCCAAAAAGTTCCCAACTCATAGTATTCTACCCGTCAGTGCAAGCACGTTAATCTCCTGTATCGACAACTCTGTGCCGTCAATGTCTACTTCAATTCTTATTGACAGCGTAGCCCCGCTGCCATTCGCGTTCACGGGCTTCCTGATGACAATGATGCCTCCGCTGAACTGGCCTATGTTATACTGGGCTACGTTAAACTCTGCTGATGCGTCAGAGTCCACGACGATAGTCTTTGACCCCTGCCTGGAACCAAAGTCATATTTCCACTTGAGGGATACGTCCTGACCCGACCCGCCGATGATGGTCGGGCGAATCTTCTTCAGGAGCTTTAGTGTAGCCGCGTCTCCGAAGGATAATTCCGGGCTGGAATAAACCATCCTATAGGCGGTTCCATTATCATCGTAACCGGAATAAGTCCCAATGCCGTCTGACGACCCAATCCTCAAATCACCATCAAAGGTGGATTCATAGCACGTCCATAAGGTGTTGGGCCATCTTGTTACCCTGAAAGACCCGTCCTCTAGCTGCTGCCTTACATCGAAGCAGTAAGTCGTTGTTCCGCCAACAAAGGTAATCAGGTAAAAGTTTTCCTCAGGGTGGTAGACAGAGCGAAAGTAGGCGGACTCAGAATTAATCAGAGTTATAATGTCATCGGTAATTGTGTTGGACAGCCTTGCGATAGGCAGAGAGTTCTCCTGAATGGTTCTACCAAGACCTCTCAATCCATCCTTGGCGAGAAACAGCAGGTCTTTGCCGGTGTTCTGTACAGTGTCCCTGTCCACACACCCGATACCGCTGATCGTGTCGGATATCGCCATGTTCGCCGGATCGTCAGCGCCCGAATAGACGATGATGGACTCTCTGCCAAACACCACCAAGAAGTCATTGTGCGCCGCAAGAGCCACAATCTCATCATAGCCGTTAGGCCACGCCTCTTCTACGTCGATAGAACCCGAGCTACCACTACTCCAGTTGTGCCCCTGCTGAAGGTCTGACCAGTAGATTATATTTGGGTTTCCGTTTACGTCTGCAGTGAACAGCCTTCCCCACGCTGCAAGCACCTCATTGCCGTACATCGTAGATGATACCCCGTGGGCACCGCTGACAGAGGACATTTTAGTGACGGCCCCAAGGGAGTTGGAGTACACCAGAGGCTCTTGTCCGGCCTGAAAGAAGTACATGTGGTCATTAAAGTTGACCAGTTTCCAGTTGTCGTTCGATACCGTGTACGAGGCTGGGGTGGCGTCAGTCAGGGTTGTGGTTCCAGAGAGGATCTTGTTATTTCCTACACTGAAGACCAGCGTATTACCAGCAGAGTCACGGAACTCCTTGATCGCCCTCAGAGAGTCCGAGCCTAGCTCCGTCTTGGTTTCTGTGACAACCGAGTATCCTTTTCTTGATGCGAGCCTACCCCTGCGGTCAATCACCGCATTATCGGCAACCTCAGCGAAAGACGGGTCTTGCGCCAAGGGAGAGTCCTCGGTGTTCACCCCCTTGAATGCCGGGGCGATGAGGTTGATACTCTTGAGTGGTTGCGCCATTATGGAGTGTACCAGATAAATTCTTCAGGGTGTCGTGATACGTCAATTGCAATCGCGTCCGACAGGAAGTTGTTGGCAATTTCAAAGTATTCCTGCGTAGACGTACCTCCGGTCTCGCCACGCTCCCTCGCTGCAAGGGCAAGGGCAAGGTGGATAACAGGGTTCTCCGGAATTGCCAGTGTGTCAGAGTCTGAACTCAATACGTTGTCTCTAATAACTGAATCCACGTACAGCGTGTAAACACCATCGGGAATAGGGTACAGTTGGATCTGTACATCACCATTACCGTCCAGTCCGTCTACAAAAGTGTACTTATTCGGTGACTGAGATAAAGCAGTATTTAGCAGGTTCTGCTTGTCAAACCACTCGTTAGTCTGGTATAAGACCTCCCAATCGGAGGTGTCGTTCCAAACGTTCAGAATCTCCCCATCATGCCCGTAGCCGGTCAGGGAGTAGGTGTCGTCATCCGCCGCAGTATTGATGGTGATTCGGCTTCTCAGTTCTGTCCACTCGTGCGCCGCAGCAACGAGCACCCTGGCGTCATTCACAAAGTCGCCAATCATGGTGCTGTAGTCTGTCTCTGATACAGTAGCCACCGTGTTCTCTCGAAGCCTTCTCAGCACTGCGTTGACTAGGTTTAAGTAGGTCATCAGATCATACCTTGAAATAAACTTTTCTGAATGATTCTGTCAAGCTGAATCATCGGGTCTGTTGGGTCATAAATCACGCTTCTCGGTGCTTGCAGGTCGTATCCCAGGCCTCCCATGTACGGACTCGAATCAAATAGTCCTCCACCGCCTCCTCCACCGGACCCTCCACCGGATCCTCCACCGGACCCTCCAGTGCTGAATGGGGAGTCTTGGCTTTCAGTGGCTCCACCACCGCCATCGCTAGCATCAAGAGGGATAACAGGACCATCTCCGTCGCTAGTGTCGAGAGGGATAACAGGACCATCTCCGTCGTCGCGAAGATCAAGAGGGATAACAGGGCCATCGTTTCCGTCAGTATCGGGAGGAATAACAGGACCACCGCCTCCGTCAGTAAGCGGTGTTTCGTCTGGTGTATCTGAGCCAGATGGGGTGTCGGTAAATCTCGGCTCGTCATCCTCTTCATCAATAATGGGAGGCTGTTCCGTAGCCGGCTTGTCGTCCTTATCTTCTTCCTCGTCGGGTGCTTCGCCACCCAGTGGTGGTTTGATTTGATCCGGCTTATCAGTTGTTGGTTCGCCAGTAATCAGTTCATCAACAGGCTGATCGACGGATGGCGTAAGGTCGGCCTGCTCGCTAACAGCGTCCAGAGGCGTCTCAGGGGCTTCTGGGGGCGTGTTGAGAATATCTACCACTTCACCAAGGATGGCTCCTGTCAGCCAAGCGTTGTCGTTCAGGAAGTCCTCAGCAGGACCGCCGTAGATGGTCCCGATGATATTCCCTGCGGCATCGAGTATGTTTCCGTCACCGCTTACTGTGCCACCAATCTCCTCAAGAATGCCTTCAGCTTGGTCTATCAGCTTTTCAGGCAGGGATTCAACCTTCTCCCATACACCCTGAACAGCTTTCCTGATCGCAGTGCCGGCAGTGATATTTCCGTCCTTATCCTTTAGTTCAATCTCAAAGATGCCTAATGGTCCTGGCAATCCGATGTTGCCGATGAGGTCGATAGATCCGTCGCCGTTCACTCGTGTACCGAGACCGCCACCCCGAAGCATCTGTTCTTCCAGCCATTTCATGAGGCGGTCTTCGATGGGGGTAGACGCCGTTCCCTTCAGCTCCTCGAATATATCCCTTGCCTGACCTTGGAAGCTGTTGAGCAGGGATTCCTCATCCAGACCCGAGAGGTCGCCGTCAGTCAAATCCTGATCGACAATGTTCGGGTCTTCGATCTGTGAGTCAATAGCGCCCACGGAGTTCTGCTCGGACTGATTTGCCAACATTCCGCCACGACCAAACTCCGGTGCCAGAGACGGATCATTGGCTATTAGATAGTCTTTCTGTTCGTCTGACAGGTGAGCGAATCGTTGTCCAGCATTCGTCCTATCACCGTTCTTTAGCCACCAGTCGAGTGCGCCCTTGTTCTCCACGGCGGGTTCGTCCGAGTAGATAGGCTCCAGTATAGACTCGTCTTCAGGCGCTTCAGGCACTTCAGGCACTTCAGGCACAAAGTCTGTATAGTCTT